TGTGTTCACCCCGGATGGTAGCAAGGACATCAACTGGAGGCTTGAGTTTGCGTTCAACGATGGCGCGAAAGTCGGTCGGCTGGAGATGTTTGAGACGGACAGTGCTGGTCGCTGGACCAGTGGTCGAGCATGGTCCACGCAGTATCTCATCAACGGCAACTTTGCGACTTTCCCGCTGGTGCTTGATGACGGCGGTCAGATCAACAGCGCTTACACGACCAACCTGAACGAGCCTGGCGACGGTCCTCACCAATGGGATTTGTTTGGTGAGTCAGTTGGTCGTCCTAGCACGGGGTCGCATTACAAGCTGAAGATCGTGTTGACAGACAACACGACTTTTTACACCACGCACAAGATCGAGTGCGTAGGGGAAGACCCGGAAGAGGGGTGCATTGAGCTTGAGGCAAACGATCAAGGGGAAGTTTTATACACTTTCAACATTGGAACAAAACTTAGCCATGATGGATCGATTGTTCCGGCGGTGGTTGTAACGGGAACATGGGTGGTGTTCGTGCTGGATGGCCAGTGGATTCTTGGTCAGGTGAATGCTGTCAGCTCGGATGGTAGCAGCGTCTCTCTGAGTGAGGTTGGCTTCACGCCGGGAACCAAATACGCACCCGGCGATGTGGTGGTTCTTTCTGGTGTCTCCGCCAACGGGATTGTTGGCGAAGGTGGATGTGTGGGGTTGCCCGCACTGCCTCCGGTGACTACTACGACGACTACCACAACTACTGGGACGAGCACTACAACTACTGAGCCGCCAAGAGATCCTTGCCTTGGAGCCTGCGGCACATCTGCTGTGCTCCCGAATGGAGCGCACTACGTCAGTGCGAGCTACGACCTTACGTTTGTTCTCGGCCCGATTTTGGGAAATCCTTGCTGGTATGAAGGGAGAATAGCAGCAGGCGATCAAGGAACAGTGAATGGTGCGCGAGTTGAAATTACCAATTTTGGCGGAAGTTGGAATTTTAATGTGAACGTGTTTGGTTCTGAGTCTGGAGCTGGCACGCAACCTTGCCCTGGCCCGCTTTCTGGTGTGTATGATGTGCTCAGTGGGGGAGTTGTTGGAACTGTAGAGTTTTCTGGCCAATCTTAATTCCATGCGCTTCGACCGAATCATAGAAACCCCCTGCGAGACGCCCGGAACCAGCGTGGCGACGACCACCAGCGGCGACGCCACCAGCACCACTGGCGGGGATTCAACCAGCACCACGGCAGGCTGATGAAGATTTCTTTCGTCCCATTCCACGGCTTTCGGGTGCCTATCATTGGAGTGGACGAGCAGGAAACGCTGAACGAGTGCGCTGATTGCCACGACCAGTTCGACCTGTTACAGATTCGGCTAAACCAAGACGGGCGGTTTAGATGCGACCGATGCACAGCCCGGAACGACAAGTATCTGACAGAACAACATGCGCTTCGTAATCAAGTATCCCACCAGGGGCAGGCCGGGGCAGTTCATCCGGCAGGTGCAGAAGTATCGAGCATTCCTTTCCCGCCGCAATCCAGTCCGCTTCGTGGTGTCCATTGACGAGGACGACCGGACAATGCACGCCGCCGACGTGAAGGCGTTCATTTCCCGGCAGCGCGACATGAAGGTGTATGTCGGCGCATCGAAGGGGAAGATTGAGGCTGTCAACGCGAACTTCGACAAGCTGGGCGACTACGACGTGCTCATCCTCGCCTCTGACGACATGGTGCCACAGGTGCGCAGCTACGATGTCACCATAGAGCAGTTGATGATGAGGCACTTTCCCGACATGGACGGCTGCATTCACTTCGACGACGGGCTCAACAAGCATGGCTTGAACACGATGCCGATAGCGGGGAAGAAGTTCTTCGACGAGCAGGGCTACATCTACCACCCGGAATACATCTCGGAGTTCTGCGACGACCACTTCATGAAGCGGTCGGAAAAGATGGGCAAGAGCGTCAAATCCAGCCTATGCCTGTTCAAGCACGAGTGGATGAAGGCGTCTGGAAAGGACGACACTTATCGCCGGAACTCTGGTTTCTGGGACCGGGACAAAGCCACCTACGCAAAGCACCTCGCTCTAGGATTCCCGAAATGAATCCGTTCACGCTCAGCATCCTCATCTGCACCCTGCCAGAGCGGGCGATGTTTCTGCGTCGCCTGATGACCTCTCTAGAGCGTCAGGCTCGCGGGTTTCCAGTCGAAATCCTGACCGACAATCGCGGCAAGAACATCTCCATCGGAGCCAAGCGGAACATGCTCCTAAAGCGGGCCAGGGGGGAATACGTCGCTTTCGTTGACGATGACGACGAGGTGGCGGCGAACTACGTCCAGCTCGTCCTGCAAGCCCTGCGCTCAAAGCCAGACTGTGCCGAGCTGCGCGGTGAGATTACAACCGACGGGAAGAACCCGAAGCCGTTCATCCACACAGTCACCTGCAAGGAATGGCACGAGAAGGATGGCATCTACTGGAGGATGCCGAACCATCTGAACGCAATCCGCCGCGATTTGGCGCTGCGAGCTGGATTCCCCGAGAAGAGCTTCGGGGAAGACCACGACTTCAGCAAGCGCGTTCAACCCTTCTTGAGGACCCAAGGAAACATCCCGCAGACGATCTACTACTATCGCTATCGAAGTAAGAAACGCGCTTGACACCCGCCAAAGCTGGCGGTTAGATGGAACGCACCGGGCAGTCCATCTGACAAGCCTGCCCGGTGCTAACATCAACCAACATGCGCGAATGATTGACGCTGGGGAAACCATTTCAGGAATGTTAGCCTAAGTCAATTCCGCCAGACTTCCATTGTGATAGTTTTCATTTACCCTGCAAATGAGCCAGCGTCGTGCTCTTCGTGGGTTGGAGACGTGATAGTGGAGCGCGGCCTTGGGGTTGCTATCGAAAGTGGTCACAACAATGTTTCTGAGGTGATCGCTGCATGTGGAGCGAGCGACGCGAGATGTGTTTTCTTTGGTGGAACAACTCAACTTGGCTGGCTTTTTGACTCTGCTGAAAAGCGGTCTGCGTTTAAGTCTCTTCGAGGAAAGAGAATACTTCTAGCCAATGAGCTAGTATTTGCGAAAAGGGCCAGACCTGAATTCTGTGATAAATTTGCCAACGCGGTGGCGTGTGCAACGCATCTTGTCGGATTTGATAGGGGCGCAAATTCGGAGGAATACAGGCAGTTGCAGTTGACCGGGTTGCCAACCATGAAGATTGGAGCGTTCCCATTCGCATTTGAAAAGTGTCGCAAAACTACCGAATTTTCGGATAGAACAAAACTGTTCCTGTTTGTTGGAACAGCATACGGTGAGCAGCGGATGGCAATTCTGAAGGCGTTGAAGAATCACGGGCTGGTTGTTGATGTGAAGTGTCCGAAATCGGACCCTGAAATGCTCATTGCGTTATACAATGCGTTTTGCGGTGTGATAAATCTCAGGAGCGGGCATGGTGAGATTGATCGCTCCATGCCGCGCCCGTTGGAGGCCGCTTCCTGCGGTTGCTACGTCTTGGATTTGCAGCGGTTCGAGGCGAGCGATGTGGATGCTGCTGTTGTGGAAGTGAAGAGGGTTAGATGGGATGTTGTGGAGCGCGATGCGGCGGCGCAGCGTGCAGACGCTTCACGTTTTGACTGTGCAAGAATGCTTCCAGAAATTTGCCAGTGGGCCTTATGATAGATACATCAAAACACTCTGTTCAGGTCTGCGGCTGTGCGCGGAACGTTGAAAAACATCTTCCCGGCGTTTTGGCGAACTTCGCCTCTATAGGTGGGTTGTTCAAAGACGCTTCTTATGTGGTTGTCACGAATGACAACGAGGATGGAACTCTGGGAGCCCTAAAAGCGTGGAGCAGCGGCGGCGATTCCAGAAGGGTTGTCAACCTTGACGGCATGGCTAGTCGGCTAAAAAGCAGGACGGAGCGTTTGCCGGAGTGTCGGAACGCCTGCCTAGACGAGCTGTGGAAAGAAAGGAAGGACTTTCTGATAGTGCTGGATATGGACGGGATATGCCAGGAGCCAATTCCAACAGAAAGCATTCTTAGCAGCTTTAAGCATGACGGATGGGCGGCGATGACTGCGAACACAACCAAGTATTACGACATTTGGGCACTGCGTTCGGAGTGGTGTCCATACGATTGCTGGAAGATGGTTCATGGTAGGCCGTCTTCCATGAGTGGTGAGGAGGCGATAGATAAATTCATCCACACTCACAAAAAAGCGATACCGAGGCACCTGCCACCGATTGAGGTTGAGTCGGCTTTTAACGGGCTCGGCATCTACAGAACGTCTGCCATAGATGGGTGTAGATACAGCATGAGAAGCACATTTCATGGAGGAGATGTGGAGCACGTAGCGTTCAATCAAGCTATCCGAAAGCGTGGCGGCAAGGTGTTCATTAACCCAGCAATGCTTATCCGATGATCGAGAAGATTCTAATTTTGTGTGGGGGTCTTGGCTCTCGGTGGGGAAACTTCACCGGCGTTCCCAAGCAGTTGATCAATGTGTCTGGAGAGCCTCTGCTTCACCGAACCGTGCGGCAGTTTTCCAAGCATGGAAAAGTGTGGATAGTTGGCGATGGGTTTTCGGCGAATGAGGCCACCATTCACAAGCCTGTTCCGGGAGATAAAAACACCGATAAGTTTGCCTCTTCGGAACGGCTATGGGATGGTAGCGGAAACGTGCTGTTTGTTCACGGAGATGTTTTCTTTGAAAACGCTGCTGTGGACAAAATCTGCGGGCTGTGTCGGGATGAGAGCCTGTGGTTTGGAAACATTGCTTATTACGAAATACTAGCATCGTTTTGCGCAAAATCCGAACTGCTTCGCTGGAAATCGAGCATGGAAGCCGTTTTGCAAATGGAGGGAAGGGGGGAGACGGTTGGCGGCTCTTGGAGAATGTTGCGGCATTGGAACGGATTACCATTGGAGGCTTCCCCCGGTGAGATTTATCCATTCCCAAAACACCCAACCCCGCTTGACCGCTACGTTGATATTCCCGGAAAATCACGCGACTTCGATTATCCAACGGACCTTGTAAATTGGCTTGTGGAGGTGGCTGCTCCAGAAATTGCCAAGCTGTGAAAAGCTCCTGCGCAACAAGCTCTAAACCGAACTTATGAAAATTGAAAAGCTCAAATCGGAGGTGAAGTTCTTTGTAGAGTTTTGCCAAGAAAACCTGTGCCTGACTGTCTGCATATTCATGTTCATTCTCTACTTGATCGGCGTCAACGAATACCGCAACAGGGTTGAGTTTCCGAAAGCGTATTCTACTTGGTGTCGCCACACCGGAAACCCGGCAGGAATAACGCTGGAAGAATGGACCCAGATGGTCCGGGTTGGCGGTTCAACAACCGTAATCCCTGTAGCAATCGCAAAGTGAAAATCTCCTGCGCCACGCTCACATACGCCCGCACGGGGATGCTGGAAGAAGCCATCGAGAGCTTTCTCCGGCAGGACTATCCCAACAAGGAGATGGTGATCTACAACACCTACGAGCGGCAGCACTTGACCTGCAACTCCCCCGGAGTGCGCGTTATCAATGCCTACTCCAGACCGACAACCCTCGGGGAAACTCGGAACAAGTGCATCGAGAAGTGCGAGGGGGAATACATCCTCAACCTCGACGACGACGACATTATCCTGCCGGGATACCTCTCATGGCTGGTATCCAGGCTGGAAGGCCGGGACTGGATTCGGCAGGACCGCCGCTTCTGTCTTCGCAACGGGAGAATCATCGGAATGGCCGAGCAAGCCACCAACCAATCGCTTTTCAGGAAGTCGGCTTGGGCTTCTGTCGGTGGGTTCCCCCACGAGAACTCCGGTGAGGATAAAGGCTTCAGGCGGCTGTTGGCGAATCGGCATGGTGGAGCGCGGGTGGAATGCCTCTCGAAAGACGCTGGCTTCATCTACCGCTGGCATTCCAGCAACATCTCCCGCACGGGACCAGACCGACCGGGGCAGCTCAATGGGATGCAGACCGTCAAGCGTCTCGTGATGAAGGCCATGCCGAAACGCGGCAAGGTGACGCTGCATCCACGCTGGCAGTATGACTACTGGCAGCTCACGCGGGACTATCTGAAAGCGCATCCATGAACGCACTCACCCAACAATCCACCGTCGCAGAAGTTCTTGCCGAGATTGACCGCGAGCACGAGCAGATAGCTTCCGCCCTTGGGGAGTTGACCGGCGAGTGGGATGCCGAGCAGAAGGAACGCTACGAGGAGCTTGTGGAGGAGCGGTTGGAGATGGTTGCTGCGAGGGATTACCTTTTGAGGAGGTGCAAGCAGTGAGCGCCTCCAAGAGAAAAATTATTCACACCATTCCTGTTGGTGGCGATGAACCGATGCACCAAGCTGATTGTAACTGTTGGTGTTTTCCGCTCAACAAAGGCGACGGCGTGGCCGTCCACAACGCCAAAGACGCCCGTGAACGACTGGAGCGGAAAGGTGTGCAGCATGACGGAAAGTGGGTGCTCATCTTGGAGGCTGTCGAATGATCTCCGTCTGCATCACCTGCCGGAACGACCAAGAGGAAACGAACGCCACGATTCGCTCCATCAGGGAGACGGCTGGCGACCTTCCTGAACTGATCGTTCTGGATGATGGCTCCGACCAACCGCTCAAGCTGGACGACAAGAACGTGGTGTTCAGGACCGTCCACGGAAGGGCTGGGGTAGGGCCAGCCCGCCACATCGCCGCCACGATGGCCAGCCGGAAGCATCTGCTCATTATAGACGCCCACATGCGATTCGAGCCGGGGTGGTATGAGAAGGCGCTTGAGAGATTGGAATCCAGCGATGACACCCTCTGGGGCTGCACTTGCGTTCACCTGAACGCGGAGAACATGCAGATGAAGCCGGAGAACAGGTTCTACAACGGGGCCACCTTGAACTTCTTCGGACCGAACAAGAACAAGCCGCACCTGATGCAGTTCATTGAGCCGGTGTGGATTCCCCACGCGCAGCATCCCAAGAATAACGACGTGATACCATGCGTCCTCGGAGCCGCCTACTTCATGCCTCGCAGTCTGTTCTTCAAGATTGGCGGCATGAGGATGCTCCGCCACTGGGGTTCTTCAGAGCCTTACCTCTCGCTGAAAGTCTGGCTGGCTGGTGGTGAATGCAGGCAGATGACGGATGTTCGGATAGGCCACCAGTTCAGGACCGCCACCACCTACACCTACAAGATTTCCGCCTCGCTCTACAACAAGCTGATGATTGCAGCTACGCTCTTCCCGGAGGACGCCACCAAGTTCATCGTGGAGAAGATGCGCCAACATGCGATGCCAGCGCAGGACTTCAAGATTGCGATGGACCTGTTCCGAAACGACCAGTCCAACATCGAGGTTGAAAGGGTCTTCGCGGAGCGGGTGTTCACGCGGTCGTTAGAGGAATTTCTGGAGCGGTTTGGGATGCCGAGGTTTTGGACTTGAACGATAAAGTATTGGCTCCATAGTAAGAGCCAGCATGTCGTTGCCATTGCCATCTGAGTTCGAGGCGCTCATTCCAGCCGATCCGAACAACCCCACCTGCGAGGAGTTACGCGCCCTGATGGATCGTGAGACTGGCTTGCAGGCGTTGCTGTATCGCTGGTGGTCGGCGTGGTTCAATGAGGATGGCACGCTGACCGAGGATTTTACTGACCAAATCTGCAATGCGGGCTGCGGTGGAAGCAGCTCAAGTTCCACACCAACATGAGCTGCCCAATCCCTTCAGACTTTCAAGACCTGATCATCGATCAGAACGCTTCAGTGTGTGAGGCGCTCGGCAAGCTGGGTCCGGCATCACAGCTTTGGTTTGATGCCTACTCCTGCATCTACAAGAACAACCTTGAGTTCACTGAGGAGTTCCGAAGCAAGATTTGCGCAACAGGTTGCGGCGGTGGCGGCGGTGGAACTTCCACTTCAACAACCCAGGCTGGTTCTGGTCAGCAGGACTACAGCGCTGCTGGCTCTTATGAGTTTGTGGTTCCCTCTGGTATCACTGAGCTGACCGCAATCGTGGTTGGCGGCGGCGGCGGCGGCGGCGGTCGCGGAAGCGCATTCCTGCCTCCGACCCGAGTGTGTTCTGGTGGCGGATCTGGCGAAAAGCGCGTCCATACTTTCACGGTCGTTCCTTTGGAGATAGTGAACATCACCGTCGGAAGCGGTGGCACGCAAGACGCAGTTACCGGAGACGGCTCCAGCGGAACAGCTTCCGGTGTCTTTTACGATACTGTCAGCGTGGTTGCAAACCCTGGCGGCGGTGGCCAGAACGAGAATTGCACCGCCGCCCCGTTTGCCGGTGGTGCCGGTGGTAGCGGTGGTAGCGGTGGAACAGGAACCTCCGGCAATGCTGGCGGGGCATCCACTGCGGCTTGCGCGAGTGGAAGTGGTGGCGCATCTGTCGGCCTGTCCGCTGGTGCGGGTTCGGCTGGCAGCATTGCTGACAATTCGCACCCCGGAAGCGATGGTGCGGTTCGCATCACTTGGTAATGTCCACCACCCCCTACAAAGGCATCATCCTGCGGCCTCTCCTTGGGCCGATGGACTCGCGCTCCAACCCGGAGGACGCCCCCGCGAACTCGTTCCGCTTCAAGCTGAACATGATGGTGGACGACAACGACAAGCTCGCCCGAGGCTACGGATGGGAGCGGCTGCTCGCAGATGCCTCTCCTTACGTCAATCAAGACGCGCACGACCAAGGAGACTGTTTCGACACAACGCCCGTTAGAGAGCCGATTACGCTGCTCTACGAGGCCACCAACAACCTTGGCATTCGCCGACTGATTCGCGGCCAGCAATCTTCCATCGCTATCCTGAGCGAAAGCACTGGAGACTGGACCTACATAGGTCGTGGCTTTGGAGGTGGAACAACCGCCACCAAGCTCAGGTGGTCGGTTGGGCAGGCTGGCAACACCATCATCTTCACGAACAACCGTGATAAGCCTCAGAGCTACTCCATCGGAACGCTTCCAGCAGGATGCGGCGATTCGGCGGTCAACGAAATCGCCGACCTGAACACCCTGGACGTGACACAGGCAGCGGTTGCTGCCAGCTTCAACGGCTGCATTTTCCTGATGAATATCGTTCAGGAGGGAACGCGCTACACGAGTCGCGTCCGGTGGAGTGGTGTGAACAATCCGCTGACGTGGGTGCCTTCAGCGGCCACCGTGGCGAACTTTCAAGACCTGCCCTACACGGAAACCATCCTTGCAGCGCGGGAGTTGCAGGGGAATCTGGTCATTTTCACCGACAAAAGCATCTATCGGTGTTTCGTGAACGGGGCTTCCTTCGGGTTTGCTCGCGTCTATACCGAGCCGACGAACCGTGACAAGTGCCTCGTCTATCCGCAGTCCTTGGTGAGCGACGGAAACAACCTCTGGTGGCTTGGCCGGGATGCGTTCTACAAGTGGAATGTCTATCTGGCGGAGCCTGAGCAGCCGGAATGGTTGTGGCGCTCCTCGAATCTGGTCATTAACACCCTCGACACGAGCTGCTGCTCAGGACCAGTCGGGGAATACTGGCCGAACTTGAAGACAATCCTGTGGTCTTGGCCGAAAAGCGGTGAGGGATGCCTCAACTTCCGCACCATCCAGGCAAATCTGCGGGTGAACACTGCCGACATCATTGACCACGGCTTCACCACATTCGCCAACTACCGAAGCGACCGTCGCCAGACCCTCGATGAGTGGCTCGATGAGTATTGCACCGACGATTTTCTCTCCCTCTGTGCCAACATCGGCGGAAAAACCATTGATGACTTCTGCGCGGAGTGCAATCAGCAGCAGCTTTTCATTGGAGCCTCCGCTCAGGACTACTCCATCAAGCAGCTCGGCACGAGTTACAGCCGGGAACGCTGTGAGAACGCTGCCACTGGCGAAGGTTCCTTCGATGCGCAGGGCAACTACGTCCCGTTCGTTGGGGAATACGTCAACGACGGCTATTTCAGCATCGTTCGCGGGATGTTCCCGCTGGGCAACATGGATTACGAGAAGTCTATCCGGCAGTTCCTTATGGAGCCGACCGTTCAAGACCTACTCGGCGACTCAAACTACTGGCGGCTACGCATCGGCACAAGCTATCAGGCGCGAGACGCCAATCCTTACTTGAAGCCGCTGGCTTTCGGGTATGAGACAGACGACTTCGCCCCGGAGTGGCAGGCGGAGTTCACTACGGACGGAGACTCCTGCGAGGTGCTCTGGCACAAGATGGCGGACAAGGAAATCCGCTGCCCCGACGACCAGACGACCGCTCAATACTTGGCTGCAAACGTCAGGCCGGTGAAGTCGGAGAATTGGGTGGGACTTTTCCAGGGCCGTTTCCTCTACTTCGAGTTGTCGGTGATTGGGAAGAACGAGCTTGGCCAGGTCATCCCGCCCGTTGGCGCGGTGTTCACGCTCAGTCGCTTTCAGGTGGATGCCAGGGTGATGGCATCCTGACAGCGGCTTACTATAAGCGTGGCAGCATCGCTGTGGACCCCAAATTCTTCGTAATCTGGAGGTGCAGTCTGATTCCTAAGCGACCGAATGCAGGCTCTTGCGAAGTTGATCTTGTTTTGCTCAGAAACGAAGTCATCGGCACCAGTGAGCACCACTCCGAATACTTCTCTCGTTAGAGGGCCAATCCTCTTTTGAATCTCCATCGCCCTCGGTTGGAGGACATGGAAATCTGGATACTTTGGGAAGTTGGCTGGAATCCCTAACATGTGGCAATTTACTGCCTCCCTTACAGCATCAGTGTATGGACCTTCGTTTTCAATGGATACTGCAAGGGCAAGTTCAGCCTCCTTTTCGCGCTGCTTTTGCCGAGCTAGAACGCGCTTGCGCTCATCCTCCTTCGCCTTCTTCTTTGCAGCAATACTGTCGCGCCTCTTCTGAAGCTCTTCAGGGGTGAGCTTTCTTCCGACTTTGGCTGGCTCAGAACTTCCAACGGCGCACAGCTTGCCAATGAATGCAGGATTGAGTTTCCCGTCCTCATCGTAAATTGAAAGATACAAAGTGTTTAGCGAATCAATTTGGCTGAACACTTTTGAAATAGACTTGCAGACCTGACTCCCGTTCTCTTTTCGAGTTGCTCCGAGTAGCGTTACAGCTCGATCTCGAAGCCTCTTCTGGTCTTCTTCCAAGTTTTTTGCGTCCACCTCGGCAAGCAGCTTCCCAAGCTGCCGTTCTCCAAACTTGTTCACGACCTCGGTGGCTTCCGGGTCAACGCTTGAGAAGGACCAGTAGCAGCTCCGGTCAATTCTGAAAGCGGTTCGCTCTACTGGCTCGTCTCCTGATGAAACTCCAAACTCCCGCTCATACCACCCAAGATCGCGATTTAACTTTGGCCTGTCTATGAACATGGGCTTTCAGGTGGATGCTCGGGTGATGGCTTCTTGATTTCCAGTTGAGGATCTTGCGGGTGGTGGCGTGGCGGAGGTGGATTGCACGCCCCAATGAACCGAAGATTGTATTGTCTCCCTTTGTGCCGGTGGTCTGTCGCGCAGTAGCGTTGAAATGCTTCCTTGGGAGATTCGCCGGGAAGCATATCTATTCCGTGGCCGATGGTGCCACCCTTCCATGAGCCTTTTCCAGGACCGACTTCCGCACTGAAAGCCAAGTCCAAGCTGCGGCAGATTTTCGGTGCATAGAACCAGCGAAGCCATTTGAACCACCCCGACCCCTTGTGCCACTCACGTTCCTCAATGCAGCAGGTCGCCACGATTAGTTCGCCGTCGGCGTCCTCGAATCCGAAGTGGACTTTCGGGCACTCTTCCTTTTTATCGAAAAACTCCCTGAAGTCTGCACCGCGACGCTCGGTGTAAAAGTGCGCTCCGGTTGGAGTGTAGAGGCTGTGCCTTACGTGGTCCCATTGCTTCCATGGCAGATGCTTCGACCAGCTTTTAGTCGTCGAGCTGTCGTGCGTCTGCGGCCCGAAAAAGCACTGAAGGAAGTCGTAGCCGTTTCCCATGTCGGACAGGCTGAATCCAAATCGTCGTTCGTGGATTTTCCAATACCCACTGCTGCCAAGCCGCTTAACTGTCTCAGCGTCCCAGTTGCACTCCACCCACTTCTCGCGCCACGGTCGGCACAACCAATCGAAAACACGAATCCTCAAGGCCAATCCAAAAGCGGTCAGCATCAGGTAGGACTCCCGTCCCTCGTCGCCACCGCTGTTGATGTAGGCAGAGAATGACTTGTGCCACTTGCCTAGTGTGAATGGCCCGAAGTTCTTGTCGCTGTCGCTCAGTCTGTTCATAGCAGTTTCCTCTTAATCCACCCTTCCAAACACCTGTTAAAAGTCTTCCTAGCAGCCGGTGACAGGTGATTCAGCGGCTTCTCCGATACAGCCGCAGCCAGCAGGAACCTCCGCACCTTGAACGGCTTGAAGAGGTCCACGCAGGCAGCCTCGGCGAAAGCTCCGCACACGTCCACGTTCACGCCTTCCCAAGAGGTCTTCACCGCCAGCCGCTCCACCATGCGCAAGGACAGGCCGGAACGCTCTGCGAGCTGACTCCTGGAGAGGGGTTTCCGGTCCACCTTCGCCATCGCGGCGACGATGAAGGGAGGAACCTCGTCAATGACTTGTGGGAGGGTTGGCATGGTCACTCGTTGTATCGCCATGAGTAGTCGAGAAACTTTGTCACTCGACGAAGTTGGCGCTCTGTTCGTATTGTCCTGTTCCCGCCGTGATAGTGGAATAGTAAGTATTCCCCGTGGTCGCTCAAGGTTGTGCCATGCCCTCTCCAGCCGACAGTTACACCGTGGAGTGGTGGGTTCATGCCAGTCACTAGTTCATACCCCAAACGACTGGCTATGTGCTGCACAGAACGCCACTTCTCCGGGCAATCCGATAGCCCTCCTTGTGAAGATTCCATATCAATTCCCCTGCGCATGGAACTTCTCCAGCGCGTTCATCTCGTCGTCGTTCAAGGTGACAGTCCCACCGGGAGCCGCATTGGCGAGCTTGGCGATGAACACCGCATCATCCACCGGAAGGTTCTCCACATGGCTCAACTCCACGAGTCGCTCTTTCAAAGCCGGGTTGAACTTCACGATGGCGTATCTCCGCGAGGTGGTGATGAAGGCGACGCTCCCATCAGCCAGCTTCTCCTTGCACCCCTTGCACTCAGCCATCTTCAGTTCCGGCGCGGTGAACAGCTTGGAGCGCTCATACATGAGCCCGCAGATGGGGCACATCCGGGTGAATCTTTGAGCGGAGGCCACAGCGCTCTTCTTCCCGCTGTTCACCTGCGCCTTTGCCATTGAGGGGAGGTCGCCCCAGAGTTCCGTCAGGCCGCGTGGTTTGTAGGGGTCTTGCATTGTAATCTTCCAGTTTGCTCCGCCATCAATCGCTTCCACTTCTGAAAGCACTCCTCATGCTTTACATCGTCTCCAATGTTCTGGCATATAAATTCGTCCGCAGGACTTCCTAAGCGGTAGGCGCAATGCGGTGCGTGCCAGTATCCCCTTCGGCTTCCACAGTGGGCGCATTTCAAATCTTGCACACCTGAGAGCATCCGCCAAATCTGGCGGACTGTCAAGCTGTCAATCGCACCCGGCGAATCTTTTTCCTGCGGCTCCTCATCGGGCTGATCTTCCGGCGACGACCTGTGAGGCTGATGCGGCGAATCTTCGCCCGGCGACGGCCACGGCTTGGCGCAACCCCCACAGACTTCATCCGGCCAGACACCCCGCCAGTCAGCGAGACGCGACCGTAGGAGGGCTCGCGCACGGTGCCTCCAGGGCGATTCTCTGCGACATCTTCCTTGGTGATGTTCCCCGGCTTGCCAAAGAGCGCCTGTGCCCCGTCCTGCCACGCCTTGATGCCTTGGCGGATGACTTGGCCGCGCTCCCCGGTGGAGCTCTCCACGAGCTGCTTGTATTGCTCCGCTGTCGGACGCTTCCCGCCGAGGGCTGCGGTGACAGGGTTGTTCTCTTGGTAATCGCCCCAGACGGATGCCTTGGCGGTCCTCGCGGCGACTTCCGGTGAATCACCGGCTTCGAGGCGTTGCTTGAGGTAGTAGGCTTCCAGCTCGGTGAGCTGCTTCTGTGCGGCGGCTTTCGCCTTGGCGTAGCCTTCGGCGTCGCCTTTGCGCTGGGCGATGTCCATGTCGCTGACGGCTTGGCTGAGAGCCTTGCGCTTCACGTTCGTCAGGCCGACGGTGCCGCCAAAACCGGGGGCCGGGATGTCGAAGCCCTTGGCTCTGGCATTCTCAGCCATAGCCCTTCTAGCGGCTTCCGATGTGTCGCGGTCCTTCCCGAGCAGATACTCCAGCTCGGGTGCTCCGAAGGTGAGCCGCGTCATCGTCCTGCGGAGCGGTTCGAGGGCTTCGGAGGTTTTGCCACCCTTCATGGCAATCTTCGCACCGCTGGCGATGTCGCGCAGGATTTGCGAGGCAGTCGAGAAGACGAACGCCTTCTGCGTCGGATCAATCGTGGACCTTCCATCAACCCAGCCGTAAGCGCCGTTGATGAAGTCGCCAAGGTAGTAGGCGCTCATCAGCAGATAACGACCCATCGCCCGAGTCATGTGGTCCGGGTCCGTCCAGAAGTCGGCGTCCAAGGGCGTAACCCGGTCAGCTTTCTTCCCTTGCAGCTTGCGCTTCAGGAACTCGCTTCCAGCGTCGCCTGCGCCTTGAAATAGGATGGCCATTGCGGCGAAACCGACGGCGGCAGTCATCTTGCTCAACGCTTGCAGGACAACCTTCCGGTCCCGCGATCCACCAGTGGACACCCGCAGGAGCTTCAGCATGGCGTCTGCCGGGTAGCCAGTCAGGGCGAGCATGGTCCGCCAGAGTGTCGAGGCTTGCCCTGCGCTGGCACGGTTGGTCGGGAGCGCGGCGTTGTTCTCCGCAATCATGCTCCGTTGAACCGCATCAAATGTGCGCTGATTGAAAATCCGAGCAGGCTTCCCAGCCATCTTGTCCTGATAGTATTGCAGGAGGTTCTTCTCCAGCAGGAACCCTTCCGAGGAGGCGCTGCTTTCGAGGAACTTACGAATCTCCGCCAAGGAGTTCATCGCAGTCTGCTGGTTCAGGGATGGCAGCCACTCGCTTGGCTTCAGGATTGAGTCCTTGTTGGCTGGGTCAATCTCCGTGATGCCAGCGTCGGTGAGCCGCTTGCCGAACACCATCGCCACTTCTCCAAGGCGTTGCTCCATGTTGCCGACCAAGCCCAGCGAGAGGGCGTTCATGTTGAGGTCGCTGGCCTCAAGAACACTGCCGCGAACGAATGCGCTGAATCCATCCGCACCAGTGTTCGCAATGCGTTCGAGGACATTGAGTAGCCGCGCAGTCTTGCCCGCGCTGGCGTTATCCTGATCGAGCTGTGTGCGGAACTGCCCGCTTTCGGTCCACGCCTGCTTGGCGGTTTCCCACCAGTCATCGCTGATGTCGAAGCCGAGTGACTGGACCCGCTCGAAGCTGGCCCGAGCATTCTGCGCTCCAACGCGAGGCTTCAAGAGTGCGAGTTGGGCGGACTTGAAGATTCCATCCGCGAGCATGTCCACCGCACCTTTGAGCGTGCGCTGGAACTGTGGGTCGCGCCCAAGGCGTCGGTCGGCAAACCCAGCGATGTTCCGCGCCACGAGATAGCCCGTGTTGATTACGCCACGAGGAACATTCGACAAGGCTTTCCATGCAGCCAGCGAGGCACTCATGTAGTTCATCGCCCACAGATTCGTGAGCACCTGAATCTGGCCTTGGGAAAGGTTTCGAGCGGCGATTTCCACCTTTGCCAGCACGCTGCCGACGGTCGCTTTTAGGAGCTTCTGCCCCAGCTTCGTCGGGATGATGTCCGGCCCACCCGAACGGTAGCTGTCCTCGAAGTTCTTCAGGGAGTTCCTGAGAAGATCCAGCACGTCCTGCATCTCCTGCGGGTTGCCCTTGTAGTTCTCCAGAATGGCTTCTCGCTCCTTGTCCGTGGTGGCTTTCCCTAGCCGAGCAATCCGGTTCTGCAATTCCGTAATGGAAAGCCGGAGCGAATTGGCGAAGTCCACGAGTGAAGAGTGGTTCGCCCGAGAAAGTGCCGTGATGCGGTCAATGCTGCTAACCGCCCCGTAGTCGTAGTATTCCGACGGAAGCTCCAAGTAAGCCGCAGGCTTGGTGAACTCGTTGTCGGATGACAGTGCGATGGAGAGTCCGCTGTTCTTGGCGTTGTCGTCGGCGCGTTCCTTCTGGATACGCTGCGCATGGCTGACGTATTGCAGCAGCTCGTTGTTGAGTCCCTGCCGAGCGGTGTCCAGCGGGTTGATGCCATTCGTGGCTGGAATCTCAGCGGCAATCAGGTCAACCAAATCCTGCACACTGTTCACCTGATTCATGTTCCCGGCGAGCCATCGGGCAGCAATCCGCTTCTCAGCCGTGGCCATCTCCGCAGTCTGCTTGAAGGTCCGGTCGGTGCGCAGGCTATCCAGAATGTGCTGCTTCAGCGTGCCGAGATTCTTGTTCCAATACTTCACCGCTTCATCCGTGCTGCTGGAGGAAAGGTCCGTGGCAGGCGTGAAGCCTTTGGGAGTGGCAGCGTAGGCTTTGGTGACATCCGCAATGAACTGCGTGGCGTCGCGGTTCAAGTGGCGCGGTATACCGAGGTCGCCGACGTAGGCACCCCTACGGGTGATTTCCTTACCGCCGCGCATGTAGCGGACACCCGTGACCGGATCAATCTCGGTGACTTCACGACGGAGTTTCTCCTCAAAGGCGAGCGTCCTCTTCAGGAACTCCATGTCCTCCTTGGTGACAATCTGATTGGAGATAGGCAGCGTGAACCCAACCCGGAGCGGGGTTCCAAAGAGGCGTCCGTAGTGCGCCATCTCGTTGAAGAGTCTCCGGTAGGATTCCTCGTTCTTGATGTTGTGCGACCGCATCGCAGCCGATTGCAGCTTGGGCAGGTCTTGAAACTGCGAGGCCACCCTCTTAGCGTTCAGGTAGCCGCGTTTGTATTTGGCAATCTGCTGGCGGAATGTGTTACCAGCAAACCCTCCGACCATCTTGCCAATCTGCTCATACTGGCTGAAGACCTCCTTGATGAACATGGGAGCCTTCATCAGCTTCCGCACCGCCACAGGAGTCAGGTATTGAGCCGCCCTTGCAGCATCGTCCATGTCGCCCATGTTTAGGAACATCGGCCAGATTTGGTTCTCAATGGCAAACCTCAGTCCGTTGTAGTCGGCGACATCGAAGCCAAGCTGTGAGGGTGAAGGATTCGTTGGATTCGCTGCATGGAGAGCCGCTGCGGCTTCGTAGTCGGCCACATACTGCTCGGCGTTCTGGAGATACTTCCACACCTTGTCCCGCGTCTTCGACAGCTCCAGAGCATTGGTATCCACGTCAATCTTCAACTCCGGCTGATAGTCCTTGGCAGCGGACTTGAAGCCTCGCAGCACCGGCCCCGTCGGCCCGAGCACCACCATCTTCTGCGCCACTGACGCCCCCGCATTCGCCGCTCCCCGCAACTGCTGGAAGGCCGGAGAGTTTGCCACCTGATTGAACAACGCCTGACCCTGCTGCAAGGTGCGCAGTCGAAGGACACTCTGAGCAAGCTGCCGTGCGGCGGTTTGTCTAGCAGCATTCGCCTTGGTGCCTTGCGCGTTGGCTTGCTGGACAATCTGGCTGGTGAGATTTGCTGCCAGAGCCATCCCAATAGGATTGCCGCTCGTGGCGAGCTGCGCGATGGACTGCATCTGAAGCGGAGGACTGTTCGCCAACCTCGCAGCAGCATCGTCGGTAAGCGTGACAATGGCACTCGCAAGGGAGGGTGATTGCTGAACCACCTTCAGCACTTCCCGAAGCGCCGTCTCGGAGATGCCAAGGGATTGCGCAACGCTCGCCCCGAAAGCAGGCATGTCGCCGGGAGCCATCAGGAAGTCGTAGAGCCATCGGTTCTGGTCAATCGTCCGGCCCAGGTTCGCCGCCAGGGTGGTGATTGCACCCGTGGAAGCCTCAAGGTTGGCGATGTTCGCAGCGTCTCCGACGGTGCCAGTCAAGCCCATCTCCCCCTTGGCAGCCTTCAAAGCATCCGCCACGAGGACATCAGCCAGACCGGAAGTCACCTTGGCGTCGGCGATGTCAGCTTCCGCCAGCCGGATGTCCTTGAGCAACCCCTTTTCCTCGGAGTTCAAGAGGTCGTCCATCTGAGACTTCGCAACGTCGAACTCATCGAAGGACTTCTGCAAGCTGGTCAACACGGACGCCCGCTGTTCATCCGTGAGCGTGCCCTTCTTCAGCGCATCCTTCACAGTCGCATCGAACGAAGCCCACTTGTCGTAAATCTCTCCCAACCGGGCTACCTCGGAGATGGACGTGGAGGAATCCATCATGGCACGAGTCAGGTCAGCCGCAGCTTTAGCTTTCTCCGACAGGTCGCGCAGTTCGGTGATGCCTTTACCGAAGAACTCTTGAACAGGCTCAAGGGTGAGTGCATCACGCTTTGCCTGAAGCTCCACCTTGGAAGCGTTCGCACGGATGATGTCAGAGGCGCGTTCACCGATGGATTGCTGTCCACGGCCACGGTCGGTGGTAGCTGGCGTGAGGCTTGCCACCACTTTCTCCTTAGCGGCAATCAGCTTGTCCAGCTTCAGGATTTCATCTGCCGGAGCCTTGATTCGGGTGTAGTAGTCCTTCAGTTCTTTCAGGGTGGCCAACTTGCCGAGGTTGTCCACGAGCCTCCGCGCCTGCTGCTCGAAATAGACCTCCGCTTGCAGTGCCTTCACCAGCTCAGGCCGGAACTGAACACCCATTTGAGCGAGCTTCGTGACCAGCTCATCACCAACAACGATTTGGAAGTTCTCGATGGAGACGCCATCGCGGATGTTCGCCCGCATGTCATCCGTCACGCGGTCTTGAGGAAGCTGCCGGAGTCTGCCTTCATGGAGGCTCACCAGATTGTTCAGCTCAGAGCGTGCATCCCTGAACGATTTGCTCTCGTAGGCCAGTCCTTCAAGCTGCCTGCCCGCCTGCTCGAACTCCTCAACTTGCTTTCTGCCGAGGTCTGCCACGGCTCGTGAAGCAGCAGCCACGAGGGAAGGCTCAATGGCGCGGCCTTGGACTTCGGTGGCGTCGGATTGCGAGATGTTGGTGGCCAGCGAGGTTCCTGAAGGGATGATGGACGACTGCCTCGGAAGCTCGCCGTTCAGCGCGGATTCAATGCGGGAGACAAGCTGCCGAGCGATGTCATTCTCAGGCTTCTTCCCGAAAGCCTCCTTGATGAAGTTCAGCAGCTTGCGGAGAAACTTCTTTACCGGCTCTGTAATGCGAAGCTCCACCTGCTCGGTGGTCTTCCCGAACATCCGCTCCTGAATGACCATGCGGAGGTATTCGTGGCCAAGCGTGATGGGGGTAAGATTCTTAAGGTTCTTGCGCCGGTTGTAGCTGCGTTCGGTGGCCTTCTTCTCCTTGTCGGAAAGTGATGCCCAGACCGCTTCAACATCGGAATCGGTGGCGACCTGAAGCGCGGCTGAGTGGATGATTTCCTCAGCAAGAAAACCATCCACGGCTGCCCTAGCGGAAGGGTTGGAGAAGTCGTATCCGGCAATCGCATCTGAGTTGATAACCACTACCGGGCCAACGCCGGGGACGTAGTATGTCTCTGCTTGTGCCGAGTTCCCCCTTGGTTGAATCGTAAAGACCAGCTTGGACTTCCCAGCAAGGGTTGATATGAAATCGCCCCCAAGAATATCCTGTGGTGCATTGTCCTGACTGCCCGCTTCTCGCTGAAGGAGTCTATTGGCCAGAATCGCAGCGTTTCTCCCGGCTGCCGCATTGACTGTATCTGTCGAAA